TCGGCCCCCAGCAGCCGTCATCAGCAACACCGACGGCGGCCTGCAGCTTGCGGATTGCGGTCTGAATACCGGAGTTGACCGCGAAGTCGAACGCCTGGAACGCGATTGCTGCACCTATCTGATCGGCGTGGATGTGGTCCCAAAAGTCGCGCTTGTAGATGATCTTGGCGTCGTCGCGCGTGAGCGCGCGGATATCCACGCCGGGATACGCAGCCTGCGAGATGCCCCATTGCGTCAGGCCGCCTGGATCGTTTGGATCATCGACAAGACCGCCCTCGTTGCCAATCAGGCGATCGAAGGCAATGTCGAAGCCAAGCGCCATGGCATCAGTTCGTATGGACCTGAGCCGTTGCCGCGATATCCAGCGACGCGCACGCGCCGCCCGATATTGCAAACGCGATATAGTCGCCTGCCGCAATCGCCGGGCTGCTCACCGTTGCCGGTGTCGCGGTTCCAGTCGCCGTGATCTGCACGCTGGCAATCGTTGTTGGTGCCGCGCACGTCGTGCTTGTCCCGCACTCGTACATCGTGATCGTCGGGTTGGTGGTGCATGTCGTCAGGCTCTGCGCGCTGGCGATCATGTTGTCTACGGTGCTGGCTTTGGACACCTTCGCATAGACGGACTTGGTGTTGACCAGCGTCGTGATGAAGCCGGGCTGGTAACTGATCTGGTAGGGAGCGCCGGAACCGGCTGCACTGCCGCTAAGCGTTCCGTCACTGCCGATGGTCAACACTTTTACGGGTGTCGTGCTCGCTGCCGGTGTCGTGTAAAACTCGATATCTGCAGGGTGACTCGTATTCGACCAAGCCGCTGTTGCTGCGCTCTGAATGCGCGCGCCCTCGACAAACGTCGTTGCCGTGCCATCACTGCCCTGGAAGCTGATCGGCGCGATGATGTCGCCGCTGGCCAGCGCGGTCCACGTCGGTACTCCAACGAACGAGACGGTGTTGATCGTGCCGTTGCTGCGACCCAGCGTCAGGCTCGCGCCGCCTCTGGCCGCCGCGTTACCTGTCCCATTGGCGTAGTTGAACAACCCGAACCCGGCCTGCTTGAACTGCTGCAACCCGACTTCCTGCAGGTATGGATTGAACGTGTTGCCGTTGACAATTACGTTGTTGTTGAACGATGTGCTGAGGTTAAACCCGTAGTCGCCTATTGACATACCCCACGTCGTCGCCGTTGGCGTGATGCGATTGATCTGCCACGCATCGTCGTTTATTACCCCAGCGTTGGTTGAGCTAACCGCATAAACAAGGTCGGGCGTTTCGTAGGTATTAATCGCAAACTCACTGAACCCTGTCGGGTTTGCGGCGGGGCCATTTACAGACCCCCAATACACACTTCCAGCGAAAAATGGGGTAGTTACGCTGTTGCCAAAATCCGTCAGCGTCATCTGGTACACGTAAACCGTACCATTCCAGAACATCGCCAGTGTCGAATTTCCTCCCGTATACGCCACTGGGTACGTCGGTGGCGGGAAGAACCCAAACGAGTTCGGCCACGTCACTGCCGGCACAGTCCCTGACGCCGGCGCTGTGATCTGAACATATACCATCCGTGGCGTCGTCGGATCGACAAATGTGATCGTTTCATCGACGGCACTAGTCTGCGTGAACTTGTGGTAGTTGCCAGCACTAAAATCCAGCGTAACCGTTGCGCCGATAGTGCTATGGTCGATAACAGCGCCGACAGGCGTCGATGTTGCTCCGCAGGGAGCACCTGAATCAGCCAGCTTGCCGTTGCTGAATTTTGCGCAATCGTTGTTGACCGTCGTTCCAGTGATCTGCGGGAAAGGAAGAACGGCATACTTCGGATCGAGCGAACCAGTTCCGGTGCTGGTTTCATACAGATTTTGAATCGAGCAGAACGTCTGCAAGGAGCTAACGCACGGCTCATAGATAATTGACGACGCGAAGACTCCCGATGCGTATAGAAGAGACGCGATCAAAGCTGTGAAGCGTTTCATTTTTCAATCCCCTCAATGAGCAACAATGAATGACCAGTCGAAGGACGAGCGATAGCGCTTCGTGACTTCATCGTAGTCGTGGCCGTTTATCGAGACGCAGTATCCGTGAAGCTCAAGCGCTGCTTGCGCTGCGCTCGCGAGAGTCTCTGCGTCATCGAAGCCTGTGTCGCCAAACGTCCAGCAGTCAAGCTGCAGACGCTGATGATCCGCTGGCGGGCGCTCGTCTAGCAAGTTCTCAGTGTAGCCGCCGATCATCTGCCATGTGATGCAAGGCAGATTCGCATTCGGGTCTTGCCCTTCGACCTGCGGAATGTTGCCTGCAGGGTAGATGCGGACAGGATTCGTGCCAACGATTGCGGTCACAGTCCCGCTCGCTGCAAGCAGACTATAGATCGGAGCGATACTCATGACGACGCAGCCTCAGCTGCTGCTGCAGCGACGCCGTCAGCGAGAGTCGTCTTGAAGACTTCGATTGCATTCATCTTTTGAGACTCGAACGCCGGTCGCAAGAATGGTCGAGCAGACATCTTCGAAGTTCCGAACTCGACAAAGCGCCAGTAGAAGACATCGCCTTCGACTTGTGTGCGCCCGCCCCCGTTCTGTCTGCGAATGATGCGCAAGACTTTCTTCATCTTGCGATTCAATCGAATGCCGCGAATCCCTATCGCATAGTGTGCGCTGTTGTCGTCGCTCGCGCGCTTGAAGATCGCTATGTGATCGCGCAGCGCACCAGTATTGACGGGGGCGCGAGAGATCGCATCAGCTTCGATCACAGCTGCAGCTGTGTACGTCGCTCTGCGCAGATACTTCTTCGCGATCACTTCAGGGAAAGCCTTCAGCGCTCTGCCGAGTTGTTCGAGACCAGTGACAGTGACGGTCGCCATTGTCTAGCCCTCGTTGACGCCGCTTTCACAGAACAGCGCGAGAAAGCGTCCGCGCTTCTGCTGATCAGGGACGGAAGTGATGTTCAAGTTCTGCCCATTCCAGACGATGCGATCATTCGCGCTGATATCCCCGCGCCAGCGAATCCAGACCGTATAGTCACGCCCCGCAAGCGTCTGTTCTGCATCATAGCGCTCGTTCGCCTTGATGGCATCCACGCATGCCCAGAGCGTCGCAAACGTCGTCCATACATAAGCGACAGTGCCGCTCACTGGATTCTGAGAACCCTTCACTTTGCGCTGCACAGTGATTCGCTGATCGAGTCTGCGCGCGTCCGTTAGACTGACGATAGCCATCAGAAGCTGTGCGCCTTGAACGGGGCGATCAGATCGTCGATTGCGTCGGACATCTGCTTGTATCGATCTACCGGCATGACGTCATATTGACGCTGAACGTGCAGCAGCATGCCCTGCTTGATCCCATCGGGAATGTTCGCGCGATAGTCGGGCGGCGAGCCGACAGGTGCATAACCTGCCGTATAGTTCAGAACGACTGCGTCTTCGCGCAGATACGTGATCGGCCAGAAGAAGCCCATCAGCAGTTCAATCGTCGCCGGCTCAGTATCGACGTGCAGCAAGTAGGTCGTCGGATCGAGCTTCTGCAGAACGTTCTGCTGATCGTAGTATTGCACCAGCGTCCCGTCAGACGGCACCGATAGAAGATTCGGGCGCAGCAGAGTGATATGACGCGGGCGCATGTCATAGTCGCCGGGCTCGCTCCAAAGCGTCTCCTGCGCTCTGAAGTGATAGCGATCATTTGGGAAGCGCTTGTAGGTCAGCTTGACGTCTTGCTTCACCAGTGCTCGTCGCGTCGCTTGCTCAGCGTAGTCAGTCGCTGCAGATATCAGACGATTCAGCATCGCATCGTCTGGGTGCGTGGGCGGGCTGCCGCTTGGATCGAGACGCAGCTGACCATAGCAATCCTGCAGCGTGATCGGCTTGACCGGCGGCGGCGTAACGACGCTGAGACGTGTGAAGCTCATTGCTGCGAATACTCCGAAAGAGCCGAATCAAGATCGCGCATCGGGAAACAAGTGAGCGCGCTGCCCTCAGTACAATTCAGAACTTCTACGCCAAGCCCGACAAGCAGCGGCGCGAGCTTCTCGAACGAAGGGATGAACCTGCGCGAGAAGACTTGTGCATCACTGTCCACAAGCTGAGGCGGGTGATTGCCGAACCAGTGCGTATGCAAGCCACGCACGCGCATATCGAAGCCGCAGAGCAGCACTCGACAAGCGCCTGCATGAATCGCGATATGCAGTGCTTGATAGCCTGAATTGTGTCCTGTTCGTATGCGAGACGGATCTGGCTCGAACCCATCTGCGCCGTTACTCGGCACGCACAGCACCTGCGGAAATGGTACGCAAGTGTCCTGCGTGATCTTCAATCCTGCGAACTTCAATGCGCTCTGAGCGTGATATAGCCACCACATGCTGTCGCACGCATAAAGCGCATCGGCCCAAGGTGCGAGCCGATGCGTGTCATTGATGACGATAGTCGGAAGCTTGCTCGCTCTTATCTTGTCCGCGACAGCTTGCGACATCGACGGCCCGCTCGCGAGAATGGCAACTGTTCTGCCTTCCCACATTCGCGGCACCGTCCATAGTGTCGCCACGCTTACTTCTTCGCCGCTGACGCGTCTTCTGCAGTCTTGCCCTTGCCGACTGCGTCTTTCACGAGCACAGCTGTCCCGTTTTCGAT